GAGGTTCCGATGCCTCTAGCCCCTAGAGCGGACGCGAGTTGTCCACCTGCCTGATTAGCTCCTGCCGCAATAGTCCCTTGAGCCTGAGAGTAGGCGGGAGAACCTAGAGCCTGTTGGTAGAACTGTCCGGTGGTAGCGCCGACGTTCTTAGCCCCTGTCAGACGGGCTATTTCCCTGCGAAGTTTTTCCTGGGGGTCGCCGCCGAACAGCCTTGACAACAGGCTGGGGCCGAGTGAGAACAGGCTACCCAGTATTAGGGGATTGATTGGCATGTGGTTCCTCCTTGAACCGACGCTAGTCTATCACGACTGGTGTCCCTACACGATGCTGGTTATGATTCCGTCCTTCACGGTAACGGTTTTCCCGTCCACGGTGGTGAATGATCCAGTCGCCCCCGTGGAACCGTCGCTTGAGATGTACCCGGCCGCCGTTCCCACCTTGACGCTCGTGGTTCCAACTATCTTGGTCGCGGTCAGGGTGTCAACTGAGAAGGTAAGGTCGGCGTCGTCTATGAGCAGACCGGCCGTGCTGGCAAAAGGCACGCGACCCGACGTTAGGCTGGACATCGCAACCTTGGTGGCCGAGAGCGTATCGGTCAGGAATGTCAGGTCGGGGTCAGTGAGCAGGTTACCGCCACTGGCGGCGAACGGGACACGGTTGGCCGTTGGCGGGGCGGCGAAGCCGGTGACGATAAGGCTCGCATCAGGGAAGGTCACCGTGCGGTTGGCGGTGCCGGCCCACGCGAGAGTCAACCGAACACCAGCGGCACCTGAGAGATTGAAAATCAAGTCTTTGGTTTCATTACCGGTGTCTACGACCTTGAAAGTCGAATCTCTGAACGTCTGGAGCGCAGTAAACGTCTGGGCAAGATCCACCATGGCGAGCGTGCCAGCAACCGTATTGGGAAACGTGAAAGTGTTGGTTCCAGCCGTCAGGCTATCGCATTGGAACTGAGCAATCTTGGTTGGAGTCGCGTCGTCCAGGATACGGAACGTGGAGTCGGTGACGTCGGTGGCCCCAGCCACAATCGGCCCCACGAAGGCCCCACTGCTGTTGATGCGCGACATGATGGCGTTGGCCTCGTCCCGCCACTCGGTTTGATTGGCCGTGCTGCCGATGGTTGCGCGCCAGATCTGAAGCGATATAGGAGAAGCAGAACCACCGCGATTATCTATTCTCAGGGTGCTGTTGTTGCCGCCAGTGTCGTTCAAGTTGACCGTGAGTGCTAGTCCAGAAAGCGTTCCGCTCACCAGTCCCATTGATAGCGTGAGCGGATTAACCGTTCCGGCCGGTACATCAAAGATTACATCCGTTGTGTTGGTGAGAGTTATTCTTGCGACGCTAGTGTTGAAAGCGTTTGAGAGCAAGTTGAGAGAGTCTGAGGTTAGGGCTCCGCCCGCTATGTCTCCAGAGGACGTGATGCTGGTGAGAACTACGCCATCGGAGTCCTGAATCTGGAGAATATCTGCGGTCTGGGTGGGTTGGCCTTGGATGATTACGGATCCGCCGGTTGTGTTGTTGGTAGAACGCAGGGTTAGATTGCCGCTTGCGTTTGTGTCTCCGTGCGCGATCTGTCCACCAGATATGCCTGGCAGAAAAAAGTAGTCAACCAGCGACGGACCTATCGGAATAGACCTTCCAGATCCGTCAGGTATCTCCCCATTCTGGATGCGGCCCATGCCACGAGACAGATCTCTCAGGAAGTAGTCGATGTCGCCAAGCATGTTCCTGAGCCTGGGCTTGAAGTCGGGAGCATCTATCGGCGGGATGGAGGCGTATGGGATGCCTGTGTAGTCTCTCATCGTCCACTGTCCTGCGCGCCGAAGTTGGCGCCGTCAAGAATCAGAGACTCCTGAGAGTAGGCCGAAGCAGTGACAATGGCCGACACCCTCGCCCCTTCTACTGCTTGAGCTAAGTTGATGTGGTGAAGTCTCTGCCCACCCAGAGTCTTGCTCTTGGCGCTTCTCGTAGTCTCTCCTGCGTCGTCTGTCTTAGTTCCCAGAATGGTGTACGAGATGGCCGGCGCGCCGCTGTAAGATCCTGTGTATCCGTACATGTCGTCTAGGCGCCACTCGTTACCCATACCGGCTAGGTACATCCTGCGAGTCACATAAGACATCGTCGTGTCTTGGGCCGGGCTGTCGGTTCCGGTTTCTCTCTGCACGGTTCCCGCCCCTGCGGCAGTAGATGCACCTCCGTATCCGATGAACACATCCGTAGCGCCAGTGGTGCGCCTTACCGCCCACGCAGACTTTGGGTCTGCCCTTCCGCTCGAAGCAGCATGGAAGTTCCTGACGTTCACGGGTCCTGAAACCTTGAGCCTTCCATTCACGAGGTGTTCTTTTGCGTAACTCAGATGCAGGCATTTGTAGGTCTCGTTGGTAAACGAGTCGTTGCGGTAGTAGAACAGAAGCTCTTGTCTTTCACGGTCGTTGATTAGGGCTATGGGCGTGCTGGTCGAAGTGGAAGAGATAACTCCGCGCCAGTCCAGGTCGGTGTAGGTGTCGAAGCTGAAGCCGTCAGTGCCATGAATGCCTATGTCGCTGACGAAGGCTAGAGTCTCGGCGCCACCCTCAATCGAGAACACGCAGGCGCACATCTCGTTCACACAGCCGTAGGTTCTGGATATGGCCTCAATAGCCTTGCCTCGGTCGAACGAAGCGTCTCGCTCGCTGGGAAGGTAGTTGGCTCTGAAGACTGCGGTTTCCAGGAATATAACGAGTCGGTTGTTGACAACTTTGATGTTGGTGACTCGGTCGTTCTCGCGGGTCTCGAAGTCTAGGAAATAGGTTGGGGGAAAGGCTTCAGGATCTCCGGGATATGAGTACCTGATCAGGGCGGGATTGGTCACATCGTTTACTACTAAAGAGTCTTCAAACATGTCTCCCGTGCTGGCCTGTGGTGGGGGGTGGTTCTTGGATACCTGAGTCGTGACGTCTCCAAAGGTGTAGACAACGGACGGGTAGACTAGTACTGAATCGAACGTCGAGGCGTAACTGACTCGGACCTTAACGTAATCTATAGCAACGGTGGTGGACAGCTTGTTGACTCTCAGCACCACCATGAATCTCGTTGCGGAGAAATCATTATCGGCTAGAGATACTCCGTTGCTGTTGTTCCAGCGATCAGTTGCAGATCCCACGACAAATGTGGTCCCCGGTGCAACGGTACTAGTAATCGTTCCAGACTTTGATACTGGCCGGTAGATATTGAATAGAGTTCCGACTAGATTTCCCACGTATCCAGTATATGAACCCAGGAAATCTCCGGTAGCAGGATTTCTCTTGCCTATCGTCACTGTCACTGGGCATGGAGAAGATCCCGCAGAAATGTGTCCCTGAACCTCAACCTCGATGCCCTTGACCGTCCCAGTGAATCCGCCGAAGTTGAACCCGTAACAACCCTGCTGATTGGGTATTGGTATTGCGCCCACCGCAAACGAGGCTGTTGCTGCGTCATCCGCGCCTAGGTTGGATGGGGTCCCTGCATCCGAGAATACTTCAGCGCCAGAGTTGAACGAAGCAGGAAAGGCGTAACTCGTGGTCGATACCACTGAAGTGTCGGGCTGGGCGGAAGTTCCGGTAGCAAGCTCGGAGATCATGAAGCCGGTAGGAAACTTCTTGTCAGATTCCTTATCCTTCTTTGGACTGCGATAGATTCTCCAGTGGGTAGTCAGTTCGGTATTTCTAACTGTCGGCATCTGCACGGTGGGAACAACCGACGTAACGCTAACGAAAGTAGTCGTGGGGCCAGAGTCCGAAGAAAATGCGCTCTCTAGCAGAAGCTCTGTTCCGTCCTGGGTAATCTTGGCAACTTCCGTAGTCCAGTACTCGTAGTACCCAGTTACCGACTGGCTGAATGTCCCGCCCCCAGCAGTGGTTACCGTAGGCGCAGAGTCAACCGGCAGAAGGCCGTGGTTTCTGACTGTTGGGGTATTGGCGACTCCAGTTGCAGTCAGGTACAGAACGCGGTTGAAGGATGTTGCAGTAGCGCTCTGAGTGGCCCCATTGAAGAGGAAGAAGCGGTTCCGGTAGTGGACCACTTCAAGCTGACTACCGTCTCCAACTCCGGTTGCCAATACTCCAAACGTGCCCGTATCGCCTGCGGCGGCGGTTACATAGGAAGCCGTCGCATGGGCGACTAGATAGTGGTTTCCGTTGTCGAACTGGATGTCCCTGAGCCCGTCAACATCTACAGCGTCCGCTGACACCGTGCCGAACGCAGAACGTCCTCTAGCTCTTTGGAGAGCCTGAGAGCCCGGCAGGTAGATGGCGTTTTGGAGTCCTGAGAGTTGGCCGGGCTCTAGAAACGCAGGGTCGCGGTCGGTGACTAGGCCACCAGACAGGGGTTCTTCGTGGCGGGCCATCACTCAT